CCCGCCTCGATGGTCGATGTTCCTCCCACTCCCGACACGGCTCGATATTGGAGCGAGTACGTCCTCGACCCAGCCGTGGGGGTGTCATAGATCACATTGGACAGATGCCGTGGCTGACCCTCGGGTTCCCCACCCGTAGACCCCTGGTGGTACCACTCGGTTAACTCGGTCGAGTCTCGGTATATCGCCAACTCGGTCAGGGCTTCCGTGGATTTCACCCCTGGCGCTCCGACAGTGATCCGATGCTCCCGGTTACCCTCGGCCACGGTCACATTCACCGAGACGGCCACCTGATAGGTGGTCTGAGTGGTATTGACCTCGGTGGTGATGGCTTCCCTCCCAATCAGACCTCGGGGTACATACCTCTCCCATGCACTGCCTGACCAGTGAAACAGGAGCTTGGTGTCCGTCTCGAAGATCGCCATGCCCGCCTGCCGCTCACCCCAATCGACTGGACGGCTCTCGGAGGTACAGACGAATATGCCGGGAAAGGAATCAAGTCGAGCCCAGTTGTCGGCATAGTCCTGAACTCGAAACACATCGGCCAGCGTGTGGCGTATGAGGCTGAGGCGATCTGTAAGGCTCGGCATTTCTCTCCTAGTAAGTGGACCCTCGCCCAGAGTGGCGGGCGAGGGTCACACGTCTTGCACCAGTGATGTCGTCAGCCCTGCTCACGAGGACCCATGACAACCTGGATCGGCTTCTCGGGGAGCTTGCCGTCCGAGTCACGCTCGGCCTCGTTCTCACTCTCCCCGACCACGGCCTGGGGAATGGGGGTCCGTAGACCCTTCTCGTCCACCGACACGTTGGCGATCACCCGCTCGGATTCCCGGTCGAGGACAGCCTCAGTGTTGGCCGCAGCGATCTCACGCCGCCTCTGGTGGGCCTGCATCTGAGCTTCGAGCTTCTCTTTGACCGCAGGGTCGGTCGCCTCTACGACCTCAAAGACTCCCGCCTGGATCGCCTTGAGGAAGTTGACGTTCTCAATCAGAGCGTCAGGGACAGGCTGCACGTCCAGACCATTGGGATCTCCCCGGCCTTGCCACTCCATGGCAATGTTGCTCGGGGGGTCGGAGAACACGGCCGGTCCTCGCTCTAGGTTGCGTACCAGTGTGGGCATTCTCATGCACCTTTCGTTCTCGGGGGTCGGTATTGACCCGTCCATACCTTCATAGGAGTTTGAGTGGGTTGGACAGTGTTGCCCAAGACGCGCCACGGCCCCCGCCTGGTGCATGAGACAGGGGCACGTGGCATATCCAGGGGGTAGAGGAAGCCCCTGGAAGCCTCAGATCACGCAGTGATATCGGTGACGATCCCAGCAGCGAAGGCGGCGGGACTGATCTGATTGAACTGAACGAGCGTCAGATCAACCTCGTCGCCGCCGTTGTAGGCGAAGTTGTTGGGAAGCTGGACGTTGGTCAGTCCGTCTCCGATCCTCACCCGCTTGACATTCGCATCGGGATACGCCGTGTTGGTTGAGAACGCCTCGTCCTCCTCCGTCAAGGTGACGTTGGGGCGATTGACGAGTTCGTTCTGTTTCTGTTCTACCTCAGTGGGCATATCAGGCTCCTTATGACCATGCCTTCCATACCTTCATAGGAGTTTGAGTGGGTTGGACAGTGTTGCGAACAAGACCCCCCAGGGTGTCCTAGGGGGTCTCGCTCATGGGCTCAGTGGAAGATCAGGCGGAAGAGCCGCCCGAGCCAGCCTTGCTGACTGCGGTGATACCGCGGGGGTTGAGGATCGCCATGGTGACCATCTCGTCAAACACCCAGCCCTTCCAGAACGCCTCGACGTTGTGGTTCTCTTCCACGTCCAGGGAGTAGAGGATCGGGAACACGCCCAGGAAGTCGGGATTCGGCAGGACATACATGGTGCCCTGTGGGACCATGATGCTCCGCTGAATCTGGAACTCACCGAACGTGGTGATCTTCTCCCCGGCGACGACACGATCCTTGAAGGCCCAGCCGGTCTGGTTGATATCCCACCGGAAGAAGTCCCGGTAGTCCATCGGGTTCACCAGCACCCGGCCCGCTTCGAGTTCGTGCATATCGGAGAGTGCAACGGCGGTGTAAAGAGCCTGTGGGGTGAAGTACCCCGAGGTCTCCGTCACGTTGTGGTCGGGAGTGATCGTGTGATCGGGCCGCTGACCGTAGTCGCTCAGAGCGGCGGCGAGGATCACCATGAGGCGGGAGTCCTCCTGCTTGAGGATCGCCTGCTTGGTTTCGTCCTGTAGCTGCTCGACGGCATTGATCCGAAGGTAGAACAAGTCCTCCTTGCGGATCGCGGGGCGGGAGGCGATTCGGAAGAACCGAACCGGCACTCGCTTGCCCTCGAACGGGGTCACTCGGACCTCGCCCTCGGTGCCGCTCATGAGGTACGCCTGACCGAGGTCGTCCCACACGTCGTATTCGACGGGGGTACCCGGCGTAACCGGGTCCTCGACCAGAACGTTCCGCACGATGCCCTGGTAGCGGAGCTTCAACTGGATCGGGCCGACCATGCCTACACCGAGGCGCTTGATGCCATTCTGCTCGTCCTGCAAGATCAGAGCCATCTTGCGGACCTTGGCTTCATGGGTCAGCTTGGACTGTCCGTCCGAACCACGACGCCGCAGGATTTCTGCAACGTAGTCGTCGGACTTTTTCGCCACTCTGGGCCGAAGGCCCGCAGCGAGAGTTGGTGCGCTCATATCTGGTTTCCTTTCTCTCTCACGGACCTAGATCAGGCTCCACCAGCCTTGGCACCCCGTGGGGTGAGTCCGCCGATGATCAGCTTGGTCTCGGACACCACCTTGATCAGGCGAGCAACCGGATCGGTGGAAGAATTGGACGTGCCTGCCGGAACCAACTGACCGGCGGGCTGGGAACCCTCGCCAGTGGCAGCATGGACGAACACGTCACCGCCAGCCGCGGTCTCGGTCCACGTCAGGGCCGGGTCGAACGCGGGAGCAAGTACCTCGAACTCGGCATCGGGTCCGAGGACCCACACCGCGAAGGCGTCGATGCCCGAGTCCAACGGCTCGTCAATGTCGTCGCCGCCGACGTACAGGCCGGACAGACCCGCAGGCTGGGCTCCGGCACGGAACACTCCGTAGTCGTCACCGCCAAGGTGCGCCACGGCAAAGCCGGGATACACGTCGTCGTCACTGTCGCCGCGAACCCAGGTACCCGCCTTGGGCGTGGCCTGAGTCCAGCCATACAGAGGCCGGATGGTGCGCTTTAGATGCGCCTGGTCGATTCTCACTCTCAGCACTAGAGGCTCCTTGTTCCTGAAACTTGTGCCTTCATTCCTTCATAGGAGTTCGAGGCACCTGGACAGTGTTTCGTCTTGATTCCGCTCCCCCTTACTCGAATAGGAACTCGTCGGCGTCGGGACCGACCGCCACCTTCTGGACCGGAGCCTGGAAGGAGGGGGTCGTCCGCTCGACCGAGGCCGACCGCGGAACGAGATTCCTCGGTACCCGAGTCTTGGACTTGGCCTGGGCGGTCACCACTCGATCGAGAGTGGCGATCTCGGCCTGAATGGCCTGATCACTCATGCTCTCGTCAGCGGCGATCCGAGCGGAAAGAGCAAGGTCGTCACCTTCCTCGATCCCCGCCTGAATGCGGAGGCGAGCAAGCCGCAGAGCGGCAAAGGTGCGTACCTCACTCGGGTCCTTGGAGGCTTCCGTCCACCCTGTTTCCGCAAAGGCGGGCTGGGGGTTGTTCGGGTCACCAACACGAACCTCGGTCTCGGTGCGGCCAGAACCAGCCTGACCACGCGGACCCTCACCAAGATCGTCGGTACCCGAGACGGGAGCCGTCACGTCAACCTCGTTCAGGTCAAGGCCGTCGTCCAGCACCGTATCGGTGGACTCGACAGAAGTCTGAGCGTCCGGCGAAGTGTCGGACTTAGAGGCCGCGCCAAGTTCCCGAGGATCATCGGGGAGCGCAGGCTCCTGGGACTCATTGTCGAACCCGAGGGTTTCCTCGGAGGTCGCCTTGGGAGCTTCCTCACCACCCTCACTGGGGTTGGCCCAACCCTTCGGCTGAGCGGGGTTCTCGTCCTCAGCGGACTTGATCAGAGCGGCCACCTTGGGGTGGCTCTCCAATCCCGCCGCCTGGGCAATGAAACGCAGCCCCTCGGTGAGAGCGGCAATGCGCTTGTTCTGTGCGTCGATTGTGTCCTGG